AATATCAAAGAGATCAGTGGTGTATCCGATGCAATGCTGGGTTATGACTCAGCCGAAGTATCTGGTGTTGCTATTGAGGCTAAACAAGCTCGTGGTCAAGTCCAGATCCAGGTGCCATTGGATCATCTTAATAAGACCAGAAGCCTGTTAGCCAAGCGGGTACTAAGATTGATTCAGGAATGGTATGACAACCCACGCCTGTTCTTTATGACAGAAATGGGCCAGGAGACTCCCGAAGCCATCGAAATTAACCGGCAGATGCCAGATGGGTCAAGGTTATACGATGTCACTGTCGGGGATTACGATATCGACATTTCCGTTATGCCGTCTCGTGATGTTTATATCGACAGCCAGTTTGCAGAAGCAATGGCGCTCCGATCTGCCAGTATTGCAGTACCTGATGACACAGTAATTGAATTTTCACATCTGGAAAATAAAACCCAGATTGCAGAACGAGTCAGGCAGATGCAGGGCACAGCAGAGCCTTCTGAAGAAGAACAAAAGGTTAACGCTGCCGTCCAGCAAATGCAGATGGAGCAGATCAAACTGCAAATGGCTCAGATGGAAGCCACAGTACAAGAACTGCAATCCAAGGCAGCTCTTAATATGGCCAAAGCCCGTACTGAACTTAATTCAGATGATACGCACGAACACGCCATGCATGAAATGCAGGCGGATATGGCCATGAATACACAGGATAACCAGACCCGCCTCGCTATTGCTGCAATGCAAGCAGGGCAACGGGCAGAGGAAAAGGAACTGGAGTCAGACACCCGTGTTGAAACCGCCCTTATCCGCAACGACGAACAGGAGAAAAGAGAGGCGTCAAAAGAACGTCTTGAATTGGTCAAGTTAGGCCAGCAAGAACGGTTGGCGAAACAGCAATCTCAGCAACCTACGAGGTAAGCACAATGCCGGAAGCAGCAACACAAGCAGAACCCACGAAATCTAAAGTAGACAACGTTATCCCATCTGAAGATGAATGGGTGTCTACGCCTGAAGAACGGGGTGATTTTTTTGAAGCGTCGGATGAGCCGATGACCCAGATAGATCTACCTATCGATACGCCGGAGCCTATACCAGAGGTGGCGGTGGAGGAGGAGGTACAGGCGGAGGAACAGGAACAGGAGCCTATACCAGAGGTGGCGGTGGAGGAAGGGGAGGAGATAGAACAAGCTGAAGAAAAACCTACCCAGCCTCATATGATTCCGAAAGCGCGTCTGGATACTCAGATCGCCAAAACACGGGACCTGGAGCACGACAATATCCGTATGCAGGAACAATTACGGATAGTACAGGAGCAGATGAATCAAATTCAGATCCAGAAGGGTACGCAGAATCCTCCAACAGCACCGGAACCGGAAGCCGAGAAATTTGATTACGCAAGTCATATCGATCAGATGAATGAAGCCATTCTTGATGGGGAAAAAGATCAGGCTGCATCAGCACTTCAGACTATTTTGAGCGAGCAGCGTAAAGATATTGAGTCCAATATCATGCAGAACGTTGAACAGACGTTAGGGCAGAATGCCCGTGAAACGCAGGTTCAGCAGGAATTGTCCAAAGTTACAACTCAGTTAGAACAGGATTATCCGCAGTTTAATCCTGAAAATACCACTGTGTATGACCAGGAAGTAGTCGATAACGTTAATCGATTAATGGCTGCTTATACCCATATGACAGACAACCAAGGGTATGCGATGTATACCCCCGCAACTGCTTTACAGGAGGCCGTAAATATTTTAGTGGGCCAACCTGGTAAAGCACAAACAGCTCCTGCCCAGGATACGCCGAAAGATCTGTCCAAAAAAATCAAAGCCTCGAACAAGCAGCCACCTGAATTACGCGGGGATTCTGCTGCTTCTCATGGCAGCGAAAAGACAATGGACGTTTATTCGATGCCGGAAGATGAGTTTGATGCCTTACCGGCGTCTACCATAAGAAAACTTAGAGGTGATGCTTAACTTGACAAGATATAAGCATTGCGTATATATTTCAATGTTATACGGGCGTTTTTCGCCAGCCGCCGCCGGGCTGGGGTTCTAGGAGCCTAATCCTAACTCGCTTCCAACGGCGATACAGTTGGCGACTCGTCAAACGATACTGGCGTTCTCTGCCGATTATTCGGGGGCAGTCAAAACACCGAAAGAAGTTGTTTTAACCGGGCAGATCCGGTTGAAAGACACGGGGTTGGCCTGTGTCTACGGTGATGCTCATGTTTAATCTATAGCGGAGAATAACCCACAATGGCATTAACTAACTTTGCCAAGCTGACAACCGAACAAAAAACGGTTTGGTCACGCGATCTGTGGAAAGTCGCCCGTAACAACGCCTTTCTAACCAAGTTTCTTGGTACCGGAAACAACGCTATGGTCCAGCGGATCACAGAGTTGTCGAAAGGGGAGAAAGGCGCCCGAGCAGTTCTGACTCTACTGACTGACCTTGAAGATGATGGTATCGCTGGTGATAACCAGATGGAAGGTCAGGAAGAAAAGATCAGAGCATTTGATCGGACCATTCGCATTGACCAGATGCGCCACGCTAACCGGACTACCGGTAAGATGGCAGATCAGCGGTCTATTGTGAATTTCCGTGAAAACTCTCGGGACGTTCTGGGATATTGGCTTGCAGATCGTCTTGATCAAATGGCGTTCCAAACCCTAGCTGGCGTCAAATACCAGTATAAACCTGACGGCACTGCCCGCAGTTCAACTACGTTGAATTCGCTGGATTTTGCGTCTGACGTAACCACACCCACCACAAACCGTTACAGAAACTGGGATACGGTCAATGGTCTAGTTGCTGGTTCCATTACCGGTACGATCAACGTACCGACTTGGGAAACCATCATCCAGTTGAAAGCATATGCCAAGGATAACTATATCCGCGGTATTCGTGCGGGCAACGGCGAAGAAATGTACCACCTCTTTGTCACCCCTTCTGTGATGGCCAAACTCAAAATGGATTCAGATTATCTGGCTGCTGCACGTAATGCATTACCCAGATCCAAGTCCAACGAGTTGTGGCAGGGCACACAAACTCTCTTGATCGACGGCCTAGTTGTGCATGAATACCGCCACGTACCACACTTTTCTTCTGGTGTTGGTTTTGCGGGTGAAGGCACGGCCTCGGCTTCTGGTTGCACCATGCTGATGTGTGGCGCCCAGGCTCTTGCGATGGCTGATCTGGGCAACCCAGATTGGACTGAGAAAGAGTTCGATTACGACAACCAACATGGCATCTCGGTGTCGAAGATTCTTGGCTTCCTGAAACCACGGTGGTATTCCGCGGTTTCTGGCGCTGATGAAGATTTCGGCGTTGTACGTGTCAATGTTGCTAGTGCATAGGAGATAAACCATGAGCTATTCAAGTCTATATGGCGCGAGCGCATCGGTTTATACAACTTGGGCGATGATCATCCCCGCTGCTGGGAGCCTTACGCTTCCCGCCGCGGTAGATACGTCCGCTCACGTTGTAACTGCACCAGCTGATGTGGTCTATACCGGGCAAGTTGCTGCTTCAACTACAGGTGGAAATATTACTTTCATCTGCGGTATCGAAGCAATAACTGATGCTGCTGGAGCAATGGATACAGCAAACTCTGCTGACCATGCTGCTCTTAAAGCGGCTGACGTATAAGCCTGTAACTTTGGAATGGGGCTTCTTTCGGGAAGCCCCAGTTCCTTCTTAGAGGGGTCTTATGGCGATAGCCGCACAAACTATTGTCGATGCGGTTGAGTTGATTCTGCAAGATCCATCGAATATCCGGTGGTCAGCTGATGAGTTGCTGAGTTATTTAAACGAAGCGCAACGAACAGTTGTTCTTTTTAAACCGGATGCAAATTCAATCTACACCACTCATCTCCTGGCATTTGGAGATCGTCAAACGATCCCCAGCGACGGGATTCGTCTGCTCGATGTTCTAAGGAATGTCAGTGCAGACCCGACAAAAGAAACAGCAATTAGCCAAGTAAGCAGAAGTGAATTGGATTCGGTTTTCAACCTTTGGCATACCCATGTATCAGGGTCTGCCCCGTGGGATGTAGTCCAGCATTACGTGTATGACCCGATGGACCCGCAAAATTTCTATGTTTACCCTGCGCCGATTGGCGGAAACCCCCAGGTTATTCTGACTTACGCAGCAGTTCCAAGTGATATTACGGCGCTTACTGCAAATATAACCTTGCCCGATATTTACCAAGCAGCATTAACTGACTATGTATGCTATCGCGCTTATGGGAAAGATTCAGAATCTGCGATTAATAACCAGTTGAAAGAGCAGTATTGGGGCCAGTTTATGAGAACCCTGAATACTCAAGTTACGGTTGAAGCGAACACTCAACCGATGCCCTTGCCACGCTGATGGATTATTCAGCCCTTCTCCCTTACGTTCTGCCACAAGTGCCGAACTGTTCGCAATTGCTGGTCGAACAACAAGTTCGTCGTGCAGCAATTGTTCTATGCGATGAATCGAAAATCCTGAAGCACGAAGAAGGCCCTCTTGGTGTAACTTCCGGCACAGCAGAATACTCATTTACACCTCCGGCACAGACTGAGCGGGTGCGAACAGAATGGGTAACGTATGACGATAGGCAGTTAACACCGACAACTGAAACATCGATTGCGATTGATAACCCGCAATGGACTACCACTCTGGGCGAGCCTGCCTATTTTATGGAAGCAAACCCAGGCTATATCCGGTTGTGGCCGACACCAAACTCGACTGTTGCTAGTATTTTGAGATTGAGGTATTCCTTACGGCCTACATTGGATTCAACATCATTAAGTGATGTTGTTATGCAGGACTACACTCAACCGCTAGTTAATGGCGCGTTGTCATTTCTCTATTTAATGCCAAACCAGACCTGGACAAATCCGGATCTTGGTATGGCAATGAATCAATCTTTTCAACTTTCTATCCTCCAGGCAAAGAAGCAAGCACGAGATGGAAATGTGAAATCAATCAGAAAGGTCAAGTATGGAGGTATTTGATGCCAGGGGACGTAAGGCCAGCAACCTATGCTGATATTCAAAGAGTATGCGATCTTGGACTTCAGATGTACCAGGAATCGTCTGGTGCCGAAGCTGAGAAATTTGATTTCAAACTATTTGCGGTACATGTTCGTGATCTCATCACTCATCCGGGAGGGTTTTTATGGGTTGGTATACGCGACAAAGAAATTGTGGCGGTCTTTGCTGGGCAGACTGTTGAATATTTTTACAAAAAGGATTTCTACGCGACGGATTTAATGGTTTATAACATTTCGTCTAACCGTCGCTCTTTTGTAATTGCGCGATTGTTCAGAGCATTCTATGAATGGGCAGAAGAAATTAAAGCCAAAGAAATTCAATTTACAGCAATTTATGGATGGAAAGAAAGTTACCCGCCAAAAGTTATCAGATATCTGGAACGATTTGGGTTTAAAAGAAGTGGATTTATTTATAACCGGATGATGCGTTGAAATGAGCAAAAAGGGCGAAATCGAAAAAGTCGATCCGGAAAACTACAAGATAGATATTCCGGACATCAAGCCTTCTGAATCCGAGAAAGCACTGGTAGATATTGCCGGTGAGAAATGGGATCGGTATAAAGCTAAATACAAGCCTCTCGAAAAGAAATATCTGGAGATGGCCGAGCAGAGCCGTGCAGGATATGGGCAAGAAATGGCGGCTGCGGACGCAGCCCAAACAGCGGATCAAACAAGAGGCGACGGTATCGCGGCTGATCGCGGAGCTGCACTTGGCGCTTTTGGAGGTTGGGCTAATCAAGCTGCTACTGGGGGCGCGGCTGGAGCCGGGGCAGCACGAACAGCAGATTTCGCAAATCGTACTTCAATGAAACTAGATGCTCTTGCCCAGGCAAATAGATTGCAGGGGGGATTGCAGGCGGGGCTTGCAGGTGTGGCCCAAGCCGGATCAGGTGCTGCTATGGGCACGGCCAATGCTCAGATGCAGAACAATCTTGGTTTATCACAAGCG